GATATTGCTACCCGCAGTCAACGTTGTGCGCGTAAACCCTGTACCATTGCCAATATCTAAAGCGCCATTGGCGGGCGTCGAAGTCAAACCAGTGCCGCCATGAGCAACATCAATCGTGCTTGCATTCCACGTTCCCGTTGCAACATTTCCAACTCTGGATATGGTGGCAGTTAAGTTTGAAAATGTTCCGTTTGCGGCGGTCGTCGCGCCAATGGTGACGTTATCAATCCCGCCGCCAGTAATGCTGACGTTTGCCAAGGAGTTTGTGCCATTGGCAATGGCGTTAACAGCCGAGTAGACCGTTGATATGTCGGTATCCAATTGCGACAACGGGATTGACGTTGTTGCGGTTGCAAACGTGTATGGAACCGTGATCGGGAGCGACATTAGAACCTCACTCTTTGTTCGTATTCCATTTCCATCGTGTTGAGCGTGTACGATGGGCTGGACGATGTTATCGTAAGACCCAGATATTTTCCATATTGTTGAGCATCGCTCTTATAAAGATGATATGGAGCGCCGTTCCACCAAGTGATAATTGAACTTGAATTGTTAACCCAAGAAATTGTAGTTCCTGAGTTATTTGTCCAATAAATCAAATTTGTATTGCTATAAACCGGACTTGTGTTCATTTCGCTGTCAACAGTGACGTTGAAAGCAACGGTAATGTTGGCGGTCGCTTCAATACCAAACTTGAGCGCTTGTTTTGTCCTGATTGTGTCCTGCATGGGCCACAAAGCGCTTTTGATCGTGCTGTTCAGGCTGGCCGTGCTGTCTGTGTACAAAGACAGCAAATTGGAACCGCCAGTACCATAAAGGTAGAGTTTTTTCCCTGCCGAAACCGGGACAACGCGCTTCACGGTCCCTTGGCTGGTGACGAACCACTTCTTGTCAAAGAAGACAAGTTGGATAGGGCGAGTGCCTTGTACAGGATCGTTGTAATAGACATTGAACGCCGCGCACAGAATGTTGTTGACTAGAACTTGTCCGCCAGACACCGGTTTTGTAAAATCTATCAACGGGAAGATGCCATCCAGCGCATCTGAAATTTTACTGACCGTTGCGCCAATCAAAGCAAAAATTCCGTAATCGTTGATAAACAAAAGCGAACGGAAATACGGAAATATCCCGTCATAGTACGTCGATCCGGTCGAAGCCGAAACGTTGGTGTTGGTAAACAGCGTGTTTCCGGTTGTAGTAACGCGAACATCCGAAAACACATTGATGCTGTCATCGCCAAAAATGTACAGGAAGTTATTAGCCGAAACGAGAGCGGAAATGTTGCTGTGCAACGTGTCGTCTGTGATCTGGATCAAACCAGCAGAAACGCTGATAAAATCATTGTACTGACCAGCGGCGCTATAAAAAACTGTACGGCCCTGAGAGAGCCACACGCGGCCTTGAAAACTGGCAACGTCTGATAAAGGATCGCTCGTTAGAAGAGCAGTTGCAGTTGCAGCAGTGGTTGGCGTGCCGCCGCTAAAACTTACGCTAGGGACTGTGGTGTAACCAGCACCAGGATTGGTAACAATGACCTGCGTGACTTGCCCGCCAAACACAATGGCCGTTGCAGCAGCGTTGGTTCCTCCAGAAGGAGCAGCGCTGATCACAACAGTAGGCACGCTAGAGTATCCAGTGCCACTGCTATTGATGATAATGCCAATTGTTCCGGTCTTGAATGTCAAAGGCCCGGCAACTGCCGCCGCGCCAGTGCCGCCGCCGCCAGTGAACGTAATAGTTGGGGCGCTGGTGTACCCAGACCCCGCATTTGTAATTGAAAGGCTGCTAACAAGGCCAGAACCAACAACAGCCGTAGCCGCCGCAGCACCGCTTGAGAACGTAATGCTGGGGGCTGTGGTGTATCCATAACCGGGGTTAGTGATTTGAATAGACGAGACGGCGCCGCTGGTGATGCTGGTCACAACAGCCTGCGCTTGTACGCCGTAAGGGTTGCTAGGCGGCGCAATCGTGACGGTAGGAAAGCTGGTGTACGCAGTGCCGCCGCTGGTGATGCTGATATTGGTAATTGTACTGGCGGCATTGGAAATTGACGCCACAAGGGTTGCTTGAACGCCATTAGCCTGATTGGGCGCGCTTACCGTAACTGTTGGAGGCGTGGTGTATCCTGATCCTGTTGCCGTAATGCCAACAGAGCCAACCGATCCAACAGAAATCAGATCAACTGCGTCCCAAGTAAAGTACCCTTTGTAAGGGTCAGATATGATGGCGCGGTCATTTTTCCACTGTTTCATTCGAACGCCGGATGCGCTGAATGTTCCCGCAGTAGCCAACGTCCCCTTGGTGCTGGTGTTCAAATTTAGATATTCGGCTCTTCCATCAGCTTCAAACGCAACGATGTAGTCAACATTTTTGATGTTGCAGCTATAGAGAGACGCAACCGTGTTGGCCCAAGCGACATCTGATCCGCTCGCCTGTATGGTCGAAGACGTCCCTACAACTTTAAGATTGCCAAAGCCAATTGGCTGGACATTCTCAAGCCAAGCAAATTCTTCGTTCTCAAGCGCAGTTCTGTTAGGGCGCGTGTTGAGCCCTTTAAACGCTTTGACAACTTGATAGTTTTTTTTCTGTTCAGGTGACGTCGCCATGTCAGTACCCCGAACTGTAAACGTCCGGTATCCGGCGCTGGAACGAAGTTGCCAAAACGTTCTGGACCTTCTTCAAATATTCCTGTTTAAAGATTTCCGCTTCGCCGTAACTTTGTTCCTGATACTTGGCCGTTCCTGCCGCGTAATAAGGAACAGGGTCTGTGTAGGGCAAAGGTATGGTTTCAACGTCGCTGGAATTTACAAGATCAATCGGTTGAACAATGGTGTCTAACTCAATGGTGTAGGTCTGATCTGGAACCGGTCCAACGTAGAATTTTTGGCTACCATAAATCGAGTAGCAGATGGGGCGGCCAATATAGTTTTGCCAATACCGCAATTGGCTATTGAATTGCGTCCAAGGCTGATAGCGCAAGGGAACGCGAGAGTTGCCCCAATATAGATTGAAGTTCACGATGTCGAGTGTCAGCGACCCTTCAGGGAGTGCCGAAAAATCGTACACTTCTTGGCTCTGAACAACCGTGCTGGTTTGAATTTTGCGATTTACGCCGGTATCACGAACAAGCCTGTTACGAGCATCGTTGATGTAGCTCGTCAGTTCTTGGTCAGACCAAAAGTTAGCATTGGCATCATGCAGCAGCCTTCGCACTGTAGTGATGTAGCTTTGTAGCGTGGTCATTTACGCCCCACATCATGCGGCTGCCTGCGTCCCTTTTCCCCGCTCCAGTTTGTCAAGAACTGGAACGGGGAATTGGTCTACCGCTGGGGACGTTGCGCGATAGTCCTTTGGCCGGTGCTCAGTGATTTCGAACTTAGAAAGTCGCTCATAAGCCTGCGGCAAATCATTCGAGTCTTTTGTCCAGCCAAAGCGAACTACAAACTCAAACTTGTCGTCTAGGCGATACCCAAAAAGGTTTTGAGCAACATCGTATGGCACTTCCACCGGTTTGGATGGGGGAAAACTGTAAGGCTTCCCATGCCATTGGCTTGTTAACTCTTTATCCGTTTTGTTTACCACCCAAACATTGTTCATCAGAAGCTCACAACGTCGCCGTAGACAGACACCTGGCAAGCCGTATTCGCCACATTCGCCGTCACGTTCACAAAGAGCGCGTTGGCATTGAAAACGATAGCCGCAGTGTTGGCATTCAGCGTCAGGTCAACAAAACTGGTGCCGTTAGTCAGGTTAGTCAACGTCACTGTACCCGTCACCAAGTTAGCACCATCGTTAGAAGTGCCAACGGTTACGTTTGCAGTTGCCGCGCTGGGGACAGAACCGCCAGCCGTATTGTAGAGGTTAGACACCACAATACGACGAAGGATGTAGCCACCCGAACCGCCCATGCCGCCGTTAAGGACAGGCATGATGCCTACAGCATTAGCCGTAGCCGACAGAAGAACGTTCTGAGCCTTGGCAATTCGAAAATTGCCAAAAGCGTCTTGGGTATTTTGGCCTACTGCATCAGGATTAGCCATGTGTCACCTCAAGTTGCGTTGTAGGTGCCCGTAGCCGCCTGACCGCCGTTGACAGTGAACAGCGTGACCGTCTGAGTGCCGGTAGAGGCGTTAGCGCGAACGCTATAGCCGTCCGAAACCAGAACAGGGGCAACTGTGTTCGCCGCAACAAGCGTGGTCCAAGCGTTCGCACTACCAGTGTAGTAG